ATCGGTTTGTAGTAATGGCAAAATATGTGGTTAATTCACGTTTGTACTTCGCAAGAAGTTCAGTAGTAACCGAAAATTTACGTTTCCGAAATTTGCCACTACTACAAGCCGAGAACCGTTAGCTGATATGCTATGAAACATACTGCACATTTGAAACTTTTTTGACTATTGCGACAGTATCGCCTATATCGTTTGAATGCAGAATTAAATCCCCATTCCCAATTAAAACTTCATTTTCAAGCCATAATTTGCCATCTTCTGTTTCATCAATAAAGTTTTCTAACAGTTCTACTTCTATTGTTAATTTTATTTTCATAATTAAATAAGTTTAAAAGTTTTATCAGACTGCATTTCTATGTAAAAGATTTTATCTTTTGCAACTTTGAAAAAATCTGAAACATACTCGTATAATTCTAAGCTTCTAAATCGGAAAGTTGAAGCATCACATTTTGCCAAATGGTAATTATCGGCTTCTTTTGGCTCTTTAAAAATGTGAAGTTTCTTATCTTTGAACCCAAACATTATACCTTCTGTTTCTGTGTTTATTTTTAGTTCATCAACTATAATTTGAGAAACTATAAATCTTGCTTGTGTACTTTTTGCCACACGAATAACAGGCTTATGCTTATAAATGCTACCAGTATTGCGTTGGTTTGTTTTGCGTAATTGTATCATATTTTGACAATTTAATGTTAGTTAAAAAATAATCCGATAAAGCACATCAGCTAACATCGGTTTTGTGCAAGTGGGGCATCAGTTGTAAATTGAACACCAGTAATTATAATTGGCTTTTGTACTAAATTCAGCAGTCGTACTACTAAATCCCCACCTGCACAAAGCCGTTTAACGTTAGCAGAAATTAAAAAGGAAGTTCCCTTAAAATTCTTCTGCGATACCACCATTTTAGTTTATCGTATTTGTTTCTAAAGTATTGGATAGTTTTAAAAATAGGTTTTCCGTTATGAAAATCGTTGTCATAATATTCGTGTTTACCACAACGACCACAGACATCGCATCCACTATCATTGAATGTAATTTTGTGCTTCCATAAGTAGCAAATAACTTCTGCTAACACGGGTTTGGCAAAAAAGCCGTTTTGTTCTTCGTTTGACATATTGTTCTAATTTTTAAGTTTAGTAATTCTATTTAAAATTTGTGTTAGGCTTCTTCGCCAAGCCCGAAAACGTTAGCAGAAATAAAAATTACTCCGCTTTGTCTGTAAACCACCATTCTACTCTCCAATTGAACATAAAGAAATATGCTCTATCAAATTTCGAGTTCTTTTTCATATACTTTGGTTTCCATCTAAACCAACCCATCCCTAAATTTGTTATTCTAAAATTGTAGTATTTCATAATCCGTAATTTTTACTATCTGCTAACAGCGTATATACAAGATACGCCTACAAGCATTTGTTTATAATTTGAAATTTATCGTTTGGCGTACCTCGTATATACGCAAAACGTTATGTGAAATAAAAATTACTCACGTTCCACCTCTAAAATAGAGCAGGTTTTTTTGTAGTAATCTAATTCAGCATAAACTATATCGTTCTCTTTGCTATCAATATCTTTTTCAATTTTGTAACTGTCTTTATCAACAGTTTCCTTGTTTGGCTTTAATATACCTATGAAAAAATCACACGTTAATTCAGGCAAAAAAACCTTTTCATTTTTACTATTTAATTCTATTGTTCCTCTAATCATATCCGTAATTTTTACTTCACATAACAAGGGTTTTGCGTAATAGCCCCATCAAGTGTCGTGGTTAATTTTAAATTTCTACTAAGGGCTACTACGCAAAGCCCCGATACGTTAGCTGCTATGCCTTGACAGCAAACCGCCAATCAACTATGTGCATCGGAATAATCATTGCTCCGTTACAAACTTTGCAGGTTTGATAAACACTACTCGTAAATCCATCAGCCACCGTTTGCCCATTTCCGTTGCACAAAGGGCAGCATTGATATGGCACCAGCAGGTAACACTGTATTGCCGACAATGGCGGCTGACGTGCTATCATCAACATTTGTGCTTTCAAATATCTTTTGTTCTATACTCATCTTTTGTGCTTTTTAATCCGCCACTGCGGCAATACTTTTACGTTATCGACCTCACAAATGTAACAATATTATATACAAAACAAAAAAGCCCCGAAATTAATCGAGGCTAGTGTACGCAAATTTGACCAGAGCAATAAATGACTACTATCTTATCAACAAGGGACACATTGGTGTACTCGCTGCTTCACCATTTATTTATTCAAAGATACTACTTTCCAACATAAAACATAAACTTTCCATCATTAACCCTCCGCCCTAGCAAGTCAAATCCTACGCCGTCATTAGATGGATAAGGGATTTCGACAAATACAATCGGGGAAACATGGACACCGCCGTTTAAGTCATATTCACGCACGGCAAAGTAATTAGATCCGCCGCGATTAAAAGGAATGCAAATGTTATAATGCGATTCAGTTGATTTCGTTTCGACTTCGGGTTTAACATTGATTAACGAAGTCCAACTAACAGCATCGGTTGAGGTTATGATGTCGAATTTCAATGTTCCCGAATTTGAGCAAGTAGAAAATCTCATCTTTAGGTTTCCATCGCTGTGATAGGCATAAATACCGCACCAATCAACGGCAAGTCCACCAGCTAAAATCGCATACGGGCAAAAGTTATCAATGAGTTGCGCCTGGATGGTATAGCAAACAGTTACCGTATCAGTTCCGGCTTGTATAAGCGTTCCGTTTTCAATGAAGATACACGCGCTATTATACTGTTTTACGGCTGTTACAAACGCTGGTTGACCGCTTGGAGAGGAATAACTAAACGCTGCTATTTGCCCCTGATTAGTTCGGGGAATCTTCACGCAAATAGTTGTATCTCGAATCGCTCCCGAAATACATTGATTCGCAAAGTACAACCCAAAGAAACTAGGCAATGATAAATACGGCTGCATGAATCGGTTCGTGTTGCATTGCGCCGAAACCTGAGTTGATAGCAATAAAAAAAGCATGAGTGTTTTCATGCTTTGTGGTACGGTTAAAATTGTGGGAGGTTATATAACTTTTACAAAGATTGATACATTTTTATTTCTGATTCGCTTCATTACAGTACCGCCGTTTGAATCATTTCCTACTGCTGTATTGCCTTCGATTGTTTCAAACTCGTCTTTATTAAGCCATTTAACGAATATTCCAGTATGGTCATAACGTCCGTCCTTATTCCAATCAAAGAAAACGATATCCCCCTCAGTTGGAGCGGTTGTAATCATTTTGTTTTTCTTGAAATAAGCAACGGCTGTTTGGCATCCAGCGAAACCGTTGAAAGCGAAACCTATTTTAGGCAAAGGTTTTCCAGCTTTTTCGTATACCCAAGAGCAAAATAAGCCGCACCAAGCCACACCGTTTAGACCGCTCCAAACTCCGTACTTCGTCTTATTACTATTCTTAGGGCTTTCCGTTACGCCAATCTCATTAAGCGCAACCCCGACTACTGAGGTGGTCATATTTTAGTACCAAGTTGAAGTTCCTGCATCATAAGTTAGCTTTGTAAATGTACCCAGTATAGGCGCGACAATACCACCTAAAACCGTTCCACCACCGTAAGTTACTGTTGTTATTGCCTGAGTGAATTTAATTTCAACAAAGTCATTATTTACAGGACTAGATGGAAGATTAATGGTTAAAGCCAATAATGCACCCGCCGGATTAATAATGTTTGTTTGATTTACAGCGGTTGTTACGGTTGCGCCAGTTAAAGGCGTAAAAATAGAATGAGGTATTCTTGGTGTTGCTGCCTTCCATACAGCAGCACCAGCAGACGAGCTTGTGCATAAGTATTCTATTTGAGTATTGTAATCTCTTAAAATAGATTCATTTGCTACGTACCCCTTTGCACTATCTTCATTTACACTTGGAACACCATTGAAAGTATTGTAATAACTTCCAATCATTTGCGTTGACTTATCTTGAGCTAATAATGATACATTTTGAATTATAGAGTTTGCGGAAATTCCTAAAACAAAACCATCAACAGTAGTTACAGAAAAAGCAGCATTTCCATTAGCAGTAGAATTTACTACAAAAAATGTATCTCCACCATCACCTATTTTTACTGAAAAATTATTACCAACACCGTCATCTCTTGACATCAGTATTTCAAATCCAGCAGCCTCATTCAATACATCACCAATCTCAATAGTTGGCTTTAATATTCGTATATCATTTGTGGTTGAATTACCTGAATCTGTTACGGTTTGTAAGTCATTCCCGCTCGTAAAAACATCCGCATCCAAGTCGTAATTTCCCCACTCGCCAGCGGTTACTGTCCCGCCTCCATCGTCCGAACCTTCTTTCATTGCGGTGGCGGTTAATAACGAGGCTGTTTTTGCCGTTACTCGAATGATTCCATCGGTAGCGTCTGTTATTCGGTAGGTGGCTTTAATGTTTGCAAGTCCACCACCTAACAGCGTAACGAGTGCCGCCTTAGTTGTATTTACTAAACTAGCCGCATTGGGACTACTTGTTGCAGAGCCATCAGTTAAGTCGATAATTTCACCCGTTTCATCAATTTGTTTCAAGTGATTGTCGGATGCATCAACGTAAAGCGATACGGTGTCGGTTGGTGACGGTTCGATTGCCGCCGTTTTTCTTATTGAGATTAGTGCCATTTTATTCGTTGTTTAAGTTTTCAAGTTGTTTATCTCGTTCTTGCTGCCATTGAATTAGCAGTTCGTTTATTTCCGATTCGGTTAGTTCTACCCTTTCTCCGTTTACCATCCGATGTGTAGGCGGTTCAAATTCTTCTTCCATTATTTCCCGCTTAGAATAAATGTTCCCGATGCAATATTACCGCTACTCAATAACAATCGAATAGCAGTTACCGCCGCCGTATTAGCATATCTTCCTGTTCCTTGCGTGTAATAAGTGCCGCCGGATGAAAAGGAAAATGATTCGTGCCTAATTCCTTTATGATGTGAAGTGTTTGCAGGGTCTACAATTGCCAACTCACCGTTAAAATAGTTAGTTGAAGCGTTTCCGACAGTAGCCCCTTGCATCACAATTTTTGAATCGGTAGTTCCAGCGGCGGCAAATGAAGTAGTTACTCCCGTTGATCGGGTGTGTACGTAATCACTTGCACCAGTTCCGTATGTAGGTGTTCCACCAGTACCCATCCTTGCCCATAACTCAACAATGTTAGTAGCCGAAACAAGGTTAAGTATTTCGATTTTGTACTGAGTATATCCACCAGTTAATAGAAAGTCGATTGAAGCGGAAGATGAAGCTGTTTGCGTTTGAATATGTTTCCATTCCGATTGGCTGCGCATGTCGGATGTGGTGTAAGTAGTTGCATCAGAGAAAGTAAGTGTTAACTCGCCCGTTGCGGCGTTATAACTTTCGGAAACTATTCCACGCCCATCGTTACCATCAACTCCATCAACTCCATCAACTCCATCTATTCCGTCTATTCCGTCTATTCCGTCTGCCCCGTCCAAACCATCCAAAGGTAAATCAGTCAATATTAACTCTCCATCAACCGCCAGTACTCCATCAACACGCATCGAACCGAAAACAGTCATTTGCTGCTCGGTTGGAATATCAATAGTTACTCCCTCGTTAATGGTTTTGAATGAGAAGTTATAAGGGCTTGATTCAGTCCCGCCGTTATAATCTGCCATAACAGCAAGTAAAGCAGCGTAAAACTCATCCGAATCGCTTGGAATAGTAGTTACTGTGAATCCTATTACCTCAACTTCATCGAATAGAATATCTATCCACGTTCCTGACTTAAATGTAATTCGACAAACATCGCCAAACTGGAAAATCTTAACGCCGTCTTTCAATACGGTTGTAGTCGATGTTTCGGTTTCATCCCGATTGTCGATTATTCGTATTGAGCCGCCTAGATTAATTACCGTAACCTCCATGCAGACGGCTTTCCTTTTACTGCTGAAATACTTGCTCGACCTTTATTATTACCCGTTTCAATTTCACAATGAACACACTTCTTCCATTCGGGATAATCGTCTACATTTTCATTGAGAAACTTAATTAATCTATCCGAATACACTTGAGCGGTTGAACGTGCTGCTTGAATAGTTCGCTGCATTGCGGTATCGCTAACAGGCTCACTCCAATCGGTTTTTTTACCTACTACACCGTGCGATGTTACCACTACTTGTTGCTGCGTTAAGAAACGAGCATAAGCCATATAAGCCAAGTAAGTAGAATATTCAGGTTTCAAATCAGCATAGACGTATGTCGCTGGAAATGTATTCGGTACTACTTCTTCAAATAGCTTTTCAAATAGTTCAGTTCCCAATAATCCGCAAAGGTCAACTTCCTGTGCCTCGATTATGTACGGTTCTAATCTATCCGCTGGAACATTATCGCTAATTGCCCGAATCAGTTGAATATCGGACTTATCAATTAACTTGGTTTGGTGTAGCATTGAAGTTGATTGTTAGCGGTAAAATAGAAACAGGCTTTCCAAGTGCCTTAGTAAATTGTTCTTCAAAGATAATTCGTTCCGGTTCGGTTTCGCTGTTATAAATGTCGTAAGCATCCTTCAATTCAGACGAAGTAGCCATTTTACCAGCCTCTAAAATACCAGCCAATACAGGCGGGATTGCGAAACATTTAACTATTGATTTCTCAACACTCGATTCATGGTACTCGAAACGTCTATCTTCAGTCGTGCTTGCTGAAAATGGAACGAATGAAGGTGCGACATCACCAGCATCAATCTCGACAAGCATGATATTACCCGCTGCATCAGCACCCTGAAATTCAGTAAGGTTGTTTTGCGTTTCTTGTCGCTGCTTGTCGGTTTCAGACTTTCCTACTTGGATATACATACCCGAACTTGTAAAGCTAGTTCGGATGTTTTTATTCTTGTATAGCTTCGATTGAAAGTCCGTTTCTACATCTTCAGCAACTGGGTCAATTGGAGCAATCGGATAAGCCGAAAATCCCTCAGACGAATACCAAAGTACCTGACCGTTGTAGTTTTCTACCTTATCCAAGTAAGTTGATCCCTCGCATTCGTTAATCTCGTCAATAACAGTCGATGGATTGAATCGGTTTATCCGTTTAATCTCTTTTAGATTGAACTTTTTAACCTGACTAAGCCCATCCCAATTATCGTAAAAGGCTATCTTATCCGAATCAGTACATAATCGAGTATCGGCAAAATTCATATACCTACGTTCAATGATTTGCCCAAGTCCGTTAAAGCGGAAATGGATAGCGAAACCACCGAAGTAAGCATAATCACGAGCGCATAAACCAAGTAGTTTGTCAACCGTGCCGCCTTTTAAATCAATTACTTGTTTATAAGTGGCAATATCGGCAAAGCCTCTACCAGCGATAAAACGCGAATACCTTTTAATGCAACGAGTAGCTACACCTGAAGCATTACAAAGGTCTTTAATTCGTTGCGCATAAGCATTGTCATAATCCCAAGTTTGGATATTCTCAGTCCTATTGAGCGTATTTACAAGCCGCTTGGTTTGCCTCGGAATTAATACTTTAGGTGCAGCCATTTAATTTGTTATTCAGGTTTATTTACAACAACTTCTTCTTCATGCCATGCTTGACCTTCAGGAATACCGTCATCGTTGTGTTCTTTTGCTGGATCAACTTTCTTTTCGGCTTTAGGCTTCTTTTCTGATTTTGCCTTTCCGGCTTTTGAATCTTGGCTTTCGATTTCAAACTGAGCCTTCGCATTTGCTTTCTTCGCATCACGAAGAACAAAGAACTTTTCAAACTCAGGATTTGCTTTTATTAATGTTTCAACCTGAGCATCAGTAGTGTTCAATTCTGTGATGGTGTCAGGGCTTCCAAAAGGTCGGAAACTCTTAACGGTCATTTTGTATTTTTCCATTTTGTGAATTATTGTTAAATCGGTTACTGGAATCCAATCGGGTAAATTTAACGAATTATCCCAACCTGTACCAACTTGCGATATTCTATTTAATTCATGCCAAGCATCACACGCACACGCATAACAACGCCCCGAACCTCGCGGCTCACGTCCTGCTATCTGCCTGTATAAATCAAAAACCCGTTGCATAGCCTCGCCTGAGCGCATAACCAGCAACGGGTGTTTAATCTCTGCCAGCTCTAACTTTAGCTGGTCTAAACTCATGCAGTAAACAACGCTGTGATAATTGCTTTAGTTGTAGCGTAGTCAGTATCAAACAAAGTAGCTGGTAAGTAAGGCTCTTTGTCGATATCGGATGTTCCTAGTGTGCAATTATAAGCACCCAAAGTATCAGCATCATTCAAAACACGCTCTAAAGCACGCATTTGAAGTCCTGAGCGTAACCCGTAAATCTCGAAAGGAACTTCACCATCAGTACCTTTGAAGTTATTCTCAACGATTGCAACAATCTTTGTGTTGCACATATATTCAAGTTGCTGCTTTGTAGGCGAATCAATATTGAACATTTTGAAAACAACCTCGTGAGTAAAAGAAGGCTGGTAGCGACCTTCTACCAAAGTTGATTTCGGTTCGTTAGAAGATTTTTTACCCTCGAAACGGTAAATCTTTGCGCTACCCGTTAAAGTAAGCCCTTCGATTAAGTTAGGGTAAGAAGCATTTTCGGTAATAGTTGCTATATCTGCCCAGTTGAACAAATAAAGCATATCACTCACGCCCGGTAAAATGGGCTTAGTACAGTCTAGGAAGGCATTTGTATTAATGCCGGGGCAAGTTACAGAAGGCATAGCTTATTTTCTTTTTTAGTGTGAAAAAATAGGGGAGTTTTTACGCTCCCCAGTTAGTTTAGTAAGCCGCTTGAATCATGTAGTCCTGCAATACTTTTGCATCAACACGATACTTGCCTTTGAAGTTGTTTAATTCAGTATCTTCAGAATACCAAACTCGGAAATCCCCTACTGCATTTGCAGCATCGTAACCAACTGCAAGGTTTTCTTTTACAGTCAACACGGCACGGTGCGGTAAATCGTACTTAGTGCCGTTTTGCATATCCGCTTGGATTGTTCTATCCCAGAAATCGAAACCGAATACAGGAATACCACGGTAACGAAGCATCACATATCCGTTTTCAATACGCTCAAATGATGTGCTGTTACCTTGAGATTCAAGATAAGCGGCGTAGTTCTCAACAAGTGAACGAGTTGCAATGAAGAACTTGTTAGGGGCGGCATTCAAACGCGGGTCTGAAGCCTCAATCATTTTGCGGAAAGTATCAAGCGCATCACTTGTACCTAAAGCCATTTGAAGGGCATAAGTAGAAAGTGCGTTTTTAGCGATTGCTGTTTTACGTGCGGCTGTTGTAGCTACGATTGCAAAGATTTGTTTCCACAAACCGTCAATGATAGTATAGTCAGCAAGTGAAACGCCGTTCTTAATAACACCTGAACCACTTACGTTATCATGCGCTGTGTCGTTAAACCAAATGATACGAAGCAAATCTTCTTGAGCTGCTGAACTCATACGGTCAACAACGAAACGAGCGATATCAGTTCCAGTTACATTGTCGCGGTCAACACCTGTATTTTGAGCAAATACCCAAAATGAATCGTCGACCTCAGAACCGCACATAGTAAGCCAAATCTTAACAGCTTCAGGTTCCCAAAACTTTTCAGTCATTGGGATGTTCTTAGCTGTTTGCCCTTGACCACAACCAGCATCGGCTTTAGTGATTTTGGAAAGTATTCCTAAAAACGGAATTTGTTTTTTAGCAACGATGCCATCATAGACGGTCATCAAATCAGTTACTGCGGGATTCTCGAATATTGTTTCGATAACCGCATCAGACATGGAGCGTGCTTCTTCGCCATTGAAGGTCAAATCGGCTGGATCAATTAATGCCATTTCTTTTCAGTTGTTTTTATTGTTAGTGATTGCGGTTATTTCTTTTCAGCGTTAAGACGTTGGTTCGGCTTCAATTCCGCTTTAGAGGGCATCTTGAAACCTTTGTCTTTAGTTTGAGCGTTGATAGTGCGCGGCTTTGTTTGTGCTGAAGCTGGCGAAAATGCTCCCGTCTTAGCTTGCAATGCTTTTACTTGTTCAAGTATCGGCTCTGCTACTTCGAGGGCTGCTTTCATTGTCGCGTTTTCAGCTTCCAATGCTGCGATTTTAGCCTCTAAGTCCGCGCTTGCGTTGGCTTGTGCTACTGGTGTGATTACGGTAATTGCGCCGGAAACAACTTCGATAGTTGTACCGTCTGACATTACGTAAGAACCATCAGCAACTGCTTCACCTGTTTCGGTTAACGTAACCATATCACCAACAACTGGCGTTTCTGATTCCGATTCGATAGAGATTGCAGTACCATCCTCCAATGTCGCATCGAAGGCTTTGATTTCGCCTGTTAAGGCTTTTAATGCGCGTTTTGCCTTTTCGACAAACCCTTGCACATTGAATGAAGGTTTACTCATTTTAGGTTTATTGTTAGTGTGAAATTTTGAAATTAATGCGACTGCCTTCATATCTTGGTAGTCGGCTTTATCTAATCCAACGGCTGTGGCAAAGCCCATCGAAACGGCTTGCTGTGCGTTGTACTCGGTTTCGACCTCCATCCATTTACGAACTTGGTCTACGTTTGCACCGATTGAACTTGCGTAGAATTCAGCTAGTCTATTTTCTTCGATTGCTAGTGCTTCAGCATATCGAATCATACTTGCTGCATCCCCTTCGTTTTTACCCCACGGGTTATGAATTAAAAGTCGGGAGTTAGGTGTTATGATTCGGTTTTGTCCTAACGCAAAAAAGAGCGTAGCAATTGACTTGCATACACCCTCTATGATAGTATCAATCTGAAAACCGATTCGTGTTGATTCACTTACTAAGTAGTCGTGAATTGACCAACCTTCTTCTACATCACCGCCGTTTGAATGAATGTGAATTAAAACCGTGTCATCGGCTTTAACACCGGAAAGGTTTGATACTACGGATTTCTTCGTAATTGACTTTCCGACAATTCCCTCTAGGTAGATGTGGTGAACCATGTCGCCAAATTTAACGAGCGACAAAGTGTGGTATTTCTAACAGTTGTTGTAATTACGATTCCATCCAGTTGACTGCATTATAAACAGTCGCTTGTGAGCATCCGAACTTATCTTGTATCTGCTGAACTGCGACCATCCTCTCAACTCCGGTGGCATATAAAGCGTTCAATTCGTAGTAAATATCTCGATACCTTCCAATGTAATCGGGTAACATTCCGGCTCGATAAAGTGCGACAATATCGCCCGATTGAGATAACCTACGAATTAAGTCCTTTCTTGATTCACTCATATTGTACCCGTTACTCTTACCTCGCTGTAATCGGATTGCTTTTTGTTAATATCCGATACTCGAACTACTGGCTGCATTTGACTTATAGCCTCTGCAATTAACGAAAATCCGCTGGTATCTGCAACCGAATTACCGCCTTGAAAATTCACAACACCCGTAGCAAATTTGTTCTTTGAGTTTAGGAAAGAAAGAAAGCCCGGAAAGTTTTGCTCTGCATACCTAGTTCCATCGGCTGTAATCACCGATTCGTTTTTCGATAGCCATGCTGGTATTGAATCACTCGTTTCTGTTCCAGCACCTTCGATGCCAATTACACCCGTTGCAAATCCTTTAGGGTCTTGTGATAGTTTGGCTTTTGCTAGTCCGAATGCACCTTGTATCGCGGCTGTTAATATCGCGGCACGTATCGCACCGGTAGCACCGAATGAAGCAACTGAATCAGCTTGAGCCAAAGATTGAGCGGTTGAAGAAACTATCGCGGCTGTTACTTGCTTTTGAAGTACATCGAGAATTAAGATGATAAACTTCTTACCAAATGATTTCAGTTCGCTCCCTTGCTGATTTAAAGCATCGGCAAATATATCTCCCACTTGCTGACCAAATGCAGCGTAACTGCCTATCAACTGCTGATTAGCTTGAGTTTGAACTTCTAACTGCCTAGCTTGTAAATCAACAAACTGCTCAAAACTTATCTCACCGTTACGTTCAACAAAGTCATAATACTGTTGGTCTATTTCCGCTCGTGTTTGACCTGTTTGCGCTTGGATAGCTACTAGAGCATTCAACCCTTCAACCGTCTTTAAGAACAAAGCATCTTGATTAGATATTCCAAGTTGCTGCTGGGCAAATTCAAATTCGGCTTGGGAGATTATCGCTTGTTGACGTTGTGCGAATACCTCAGCTTCACGGGCTTGACGTTGCTCCGATAGTTGTTTTTCCTTGTCGTAAACTTCTTGCTGTTTAGCAATCGCTTCATCAGCATATTTCTTTTTGATTTCTGCAATTTGCTGTTCAGTTTGTTGAGCAATGGTAAGCCGTAATGCCTCAGCTGTTGCTCCCGTTCCATTTATTGCAGCCAATCTTTCCGATGCTGCATTTTGAGCAATCAGAATTTCTTTATTCGCCCCATCTTCCAATAAGTCAAGTCGTGCCTTAGCAAGGTCCTGCTGAAGTTTCAATTCTTCTTCGGCTGCTTTCTTATTGTCCTCAGCTATCTTTTCGTTTTTCGCCTTATTCTTATCCGCTTCTTCTTTTGCCGCTTTAATCGCTGCATCTTGATTGGCTTTTAACTTTTCAGCTTTCTTAACTTCAATTTCATTTTGAGCGTTGGCTAGTTCTTCCTGCTTATCTTGAATTTGTTGAGCAAGTGAAATCTGTTCCTTTGCCGAAACGTTGGCAGCCTTAGCATTTTTTAATTGTGCTTCTAACTGTCCGATAATTTGCAAGGTTGTTTTCTCATAAGCCTTTTGTTTTTCACCCTCTAGCAATGCCGTGTCTTTACCTTGCGCCTTAGCTAAAGCAATCGACCTATCAAATATATTCCCGATTGTAGTAACTCGTCTTTCTTCAAGTGAAATGAGTAAACCCAATTGATCCGATTGCCCTTTGTATGCTTCCTTTAACTTTTCGCTTGCTAGTTCTTCATCACTTGCCAAGCCTAAGAAACTACGCACCGCATCGCTTACTGCACCGAAGTTGGCAATAAGTAAACCGAGTGCGACAATGATAGCACCTATACCAGTTGAAGCTAGTGCAATACGGAATAGTTTTAATGCTCCCGTAGTAGTTCCAGTTACTACACCGTAAGCCGCAGTTGCTCCAGCTAATAAACCAGTTTGAATAGTTGCAGCCGTGTCAATGATTGCGCCCTTCTCTTTGACAATGTTTGCAATTTGCTGACCGATTGCTAAGGCTTTGACTGACTTAGCTAGCGATTCGGCGGCGGCACTATTTTCATCGAAGATTAATGAAGATAATTGAACAGCACTTGCCGCTGCGCCAGCCGCCTGTACCGTATCATCAAATGATTTCTTAGCTGGGTTCTTCGGTTCTTTATTTCCGAACTCGTCTAGTTTGCCCTCTACCTGTCCGATTGCAAGCCCTAGCTTACCCGCTTCATCCTGAGCATCTTTAAACTGCTTACTACCTACCTCACTTGTCTGAACTACCTTATTAAGTTCAGCAAGTCGTTCCTTCATTCCTTGAAGGGAGTTACTAGCGCGATTCGCCGCACCTTCATAATCCCCTACGTTTCGTCTGAAATCTCCAACTGCACCCTCCGAACCTTTTAACTCGTCCGAAATGTTCTTAATAGTTTTGGACAATACTTGTCCAGCAACGGAATTATCTCGCTCCTCTTTCGATAATGCATTGTACTGAGCGGTTAAGACTGATAAGGTTGAACGTAGTTTGTCATTGCTTCCCTCGGATGCTTTATTCGCCTGCACCGACTTAACGAGAATGTTTTGATTTGCCGTTAACTCTTTCGATAAGGCTTTAATCTGAATTTCATTCTTTACGTAAGCATCCGTAACCTTTCCCTCCGATTCAAACAATGCCTTATTTTCAGCACGCAACTCAGCAATCTTATTCTTTAAGTCCGTTGCTTCTTTAACAGCCTGAGCCGAATCGAATTGAATGTCTAGTATAAGTGTTTCAGTAGTTTCAGCCATGATTACCCGATTCGTATTAACTCAACCGATGTCGATTGTTGTGAGGTTGTGAAGTCTTTTAATTGTTGTGCGAAGTAATACCCGCTTGGATTTTGCAAGTATATTGGAATTGACCAATCGAAATCGTTAATATCAAATTCATTCAACCGAAAGTCAATATCGACCTGCATAATCTGGTCAATTATTCCCGAAAGCAAATCATTGTAAAACGATTCATACAAGAATTGCCATTGAAGGTTGTAAGGCAAACTACCTTGCGCTTGAAAGTATGCCCACGGGAACTCAGTACCACCCGCTGCATTCAAGTTTGTTTCGTTTGGAGAGGTGTAGGTAACGTGTCCGGTTCTTCTTTGTAAAAGCGAGATATAAACACCCTTATCAAATTTGATATATCCCTTTTCGCTATCCCATAAATTCATCTGAGAGCAAAACCAAGTCTTACCAAGTATCAAAGTCGGAGCGCACCAGCTAAATTCGGATTTTATGTAGTCCAGCTTTTCGGGTAACTGCTCGTTGAACACCGATATTGAATACCCGTATCTTTCATCCTGCTTCCATCGCATATTCATTAATCGAGCATATCCATCAACTTTGAATGTGTAGTTAGGCTTTACGCTCAAATCCATCTTAGGCTGCCATTTACGGGCTACTGGTTTATTTGCTGCTATCTCATTGAGCATCATTAACCGAATCTTCTTATCCCATTCGTTTACGATTGGAATAACGCCGCCGATATTGCAAATCTCTTTTATAAACTTTCCGCAAGTCCAATCGGGTAGCGATTCTTGAATATTGATAGGACGGTTGTAATGCGTGAACTCAGCATCAATGTACTCAACACTAAATCGAGCATAGTCAACCGTTAACACCGTGTTGTAATACGGGTCGGATGGGCTGCCAGTTGCTCCACCTCTTTGATAAGCCTCGAATATGCAGTACACGTTTGAATCTTGTGATTCAGGTCGAATAGCTTCAAGTGAAATACTCACATCTATTTGATTGTCGAAAGCACCAACCGTTGTTTGAGTTATTTCCGTTTGTCCTAAAATAGTAACAGTCGCACCGCCGTCATCAATTTGGTAACACCGAATACGAAAACGAGCCTCGACAATGTTTAACGGGTCGGCTGGGAAACCTTTTGCAATATCCGATTCAAACCGAACCTTAAAAGTGTATTTGCCTGGAAACTTTACTTCATACCCGCTTGGTGAGTTGTTATTCCAAACATCCCAAACATCGGTCGTAGCGGTGTCCCATGCAGTTACTTTAGACCAAGTATTAAACAGTAGCCCGAATGTTTGATTAGTGGTTTTAGTTGCAGTTACTTGAACTTGTTCTTGTAGCCTTGCACCAGTTCGAGCCTCTGATATTGAAACCATTATAAGTTCAAACATCGGATGTTCCCACCAAGCACCTTCTAAGGTATAGCCAAAATTAGAGGCTATCTTTTCGAAGAGGTATTTCGCGAATACGTGCGGAATAACACCCTGACATTGGAGATTATTGATACTGCGACTTTGATTGCCAGTATCGTGAATAGGATAAATGTAGCCATCGTTCCAATCGTTAGGAATTGAATCATACTCGGACTGCATGCACCATACATGGTCAAGGTCGGAAAGGTCTAACTCACGCAAACGAAGTTTAGAAATCTTATCGAAGAAAACAGAATTATCAGCATTGATAAGTATCGAAATCCTATCCTGTATTGATTCAATAGTAAACTCCGCTGCATTCATCACCTCAATCCCGTTGGACTTAACTTGTCCAATTTGACGGCTGTATTTTAATATGCTTGCATCGCTGCCCTGTACCAAACCACACGCCGATAAGTTAACCGCCGTAGCTGGTAAGTCAAGTTTATTGGTAAAACTAGATTGCCTTTCTAAAGTACCAATATTAGCGATTCGTTTAGTCATGCTAATTATCGCACTCTTATCAAGGTGCAACTCATTACCGTTAATCTTCACGCTCTGATTCATGCCGTCTGATTGAATCGTTGAGGTAATGTGATAGTAAGTTCTAGCTTACCGTAGTTTAAGCTGTCTGAGCGGAATAGAAAAGAACCAGGTTCTACACGTACTCCAATCCAACTACTCGTTTCTTCATTGTACCATTCAACTGATGGACTAGTCTTTAACGACCTTAATCCAATCGCTTCGTTTGGTGTGATAAATTCGGCTGCTACCTGTACTTGTGGTGTGATGTTCTTACCGATGTAGTTTTCAAACGACTTTGCAGATGCGATTGAATCAAAATACTTTTGATAAGTACCTCCCGATTCAACTCTATCTGTTTCGTAAATCTTAAACTGGAATAACCAGTAATCCCATCCACCTAACGAGTTAAGCCAACGAACGTAAAAGGTATTGCAACTCTGTTTCGATGCTGCGACATACTTAACCTTTAACGGCTTTAGGATATACGTGTAATCCTCCGTTAAGAACAAACCTACATCGAGCGAAACGTCTAGGTCAGGGTCGGTAATTTCACCGTCTAACTTTGCCAAGTTTAATCTCAGCACGTTATTCATTATCAGAAAGGTAGGAAACTCGTATTCATTGTAATTTGAAATAGTTCCATCGGCTTTCTTGTACATCTTCAATAGGCTATACTCATTCAAGTTTCCTAAATCAGCATTTGGAATCATCGAAACCGTAAAAGGATACCCAGCAAAACAAACAGGAACGGGAAACTCAGTTAGCCAGCTAGGTAATAACTCAGGGCTGCCCGAATTTCCGAATAGGTTCGCATAGTAGTCAATGTAATAACCATCATTTGGGTCGCCCATTTGAAATGCTCCGGCGATTCCGTGATAGGTCGCTGTATTATTCGTACTTTCTTCAGTTGAGCCAATCCAATACTCAGTCCAATTCAATTTAAACACCTTGCTTTGATTGAATTGTTGAATATGTAAGGGGCTTGATTCGACAAACTCACTACCGAAGTCAAGCGACATGAAAGATTTCATTGCCCCGCTTATCTCAGCACGTATTAAGCCGGTTTCATCCGGTGTAAGTCGGATGTATTTAGATCCTTCGGAGGGTATTAAGCACTGAACTTGTAATACAAGATACCAATTCTTACGACTTTCAATATTGAAGTAGGTAGTTATATTACCCATTACCGAAAACGGAAAGTCGAAAGTAATAATGTTACCCGTTTTATTTAGGACTTCACGCCTTCCTACTGTTCCCGTTGTGATAAAATCGCCTACCTCAACCTCACTAGCTAAAGTACCTAAGTTAATTGAAAGGTTTGTCGAATCCCAAGCCGATAAAACCGTAGTTCCTGAAAAATCTTTTCGTTGAAGTTCGATTACTACGGGATTATAAACCGCCACCACGTTAACGTCAACGGGTGTAATAGTTGTGCCGTCCGATTGTTGACGAACCTTAACAATATCAGTTTGAATTACCGTAGGCATCTCGTATCTCAGTTATTACTTGTTTCTTGACATGAAGTAAAATAGCATCCGAAAGCGATTTAATACGCCCGTCCTGAATTACTCCGTTAATTATTTGGGTTGGCTTGCTTTGTCCTTGATAATTTACACCCGTGCGAAATAACAATGTTCCACTTTGGTGAATCTTTCTAGTAATCGCATAAGCCATAGACTTATAATCCTTTTCTTCAGTTCCTGATTTGGGAGTTATACCCTTATCTTTAATCCATTGAAGTATCGCAACCTTTAACGAACCATTGCCACCACCTTTTGTCGGCTTACGTCCGAACTCCAACGCTCCAATATAAGCACGTCCGAATAGCTTGTATCTATTCTCGCTTATCTCACTTCTTAGGCTGTCTTTAGTTCGCCCCGATGCAGTCGAACCAGAAGCATCTAACGAGGCTTTTAGGTCATCTATCAACTTCCTATCGAAAGCATCAAGGGCGGCTCGGTCAAGACTAAAGGTCGGCATCAGTCAGGTATAATATTCAAGCAATCGGCAAAAGTAAAAGACTGTCCATCGGGATTTGTGATGGTAATTGAACGAGTGCCGAACTTAACATCGGATGGAACGTCAATTTGAAAATCCACATTAGTTGAATCGTTAAATACAACTCCGCTTAAATCAATATCATCCCCGTTAATCGAAACTGTGCAGCCAGTTACGAAACCAGTTCCAGTTATTACGCAATTGGTAACTCCCGTATTGTACGCATCTTCAGGACTTATCTCTGTTATGATTGGATTACTTGGCAATAGTGGTACTTGTGGACAAATACCCTCATCAATATTCAACCTTAAACTAAACTCTACCCAAATGCCTGTTAAGTTCTTATCGGTTAGATTGAAAATATCCATGCACTTAACATCCCCTACAATCACATCAACACTCGGATGGGCTTCTAAGGTTGCTAAGAAGTTATTTACAACAATCCTCTGGTCTTCAACAATCTCATCATGCTCAGTTTGAACAAAAGTAGGACGCGAAGAATCGCAAAAGAACATCTTTACATCGTAAACTTCTTGACGAGTAGCAAACTTACCAATCTTAGTAGGTCGGTAAGGTGTCGGACGGTGTAGCCAAACGCACGGGTAAGAAACATCGTCTGCTTTAACGTTCTGCTCCCAATCAGTCGCGCTATGCAAACGAGGATTGTTAGTCAAAGGAAAAACACATGATTCAAGTATGTCGAATATCTTCATCTTCTTTTGCTTTGTGCTTCTTCGTGTGCTAACCTTTGATAGTTTGTTTTGAACTTATCCAATGCCGATCTAAACTTGAATGTTAAAGTCGTTTCGTACATCGTTAAATCTAAGACTTGACTGAACTTGAGCGGGTCGCCGCCCGAAAGAGAATAGACCGAACCGAATTTACCAAACTTCTCCAAGTCCTTGATTCCGGCTTTGATTTCGAGGTTGGTGTATCCATCGCCTTCTGAGCTGCTGCGGCTAACGAAGCCTCGTATTTGCTCAAAAAAAAAGTAGCTATTGGATAGGCGAACTTAATAGGCATATTCATAACACCCTCGTTTGCCAATGTTTCAATATCCTTTCGTGCTTCTAGTTCCCTGCCTGCAAACTTACCTTCATAAACAACGGAAGCAATGATAAGCGGAATCTTTTCAATCAATGTAGTCGATTCATCCGCAATAGTCTTTTCAAAAATATCCATGCAGCCGTATTTCAGGTTACCGATTTCTTGATAAGATGAATAACGTCTATCTAATATCTGAAACGAAGGCGGGCAAGTCCAATCATCTTTATCAAATGAATCGTGAATTACAAGCTGGTAAAGCGGAAATGCCACATCAGTAACTTTCTCGACTTTCATTTCTTTTAATTCACCCACTTCGATACCACTTGCAATCGAGGCGAGTTTAACCATATCGTTTTCGCCCGTCTTAGACCATTCGATTAGGTCAATACATTGTCCAACGGTTAAATCATCCCACGATGTAGGTATTCGCTTTTCTTGACCTTTGTACTTGAACGGTAAACTCATCTTTTGCCCGGTGTTGATATTGTCGGTTTCTTACTTATTGGCTTGCCTAGCATTCCAACTACACCATAACGAATCGCATCTTTCGCGTGATTCCAGCGGTCAATCGGTTTGTTAGTTGTCTTTCCATTTGAATCGACATGCCAAATATAATTCTTATTTTCTTTTTGAATGTCAGGTGAATTAACAATATACACTTGGTACTGTTTTACTTTCTGAACTCCTTGAATAATACTATCAATTCCTTTTATTACTGGAATTACATTGAATCCTTGATTCTGAATTTCTTTTATTGACTTTGGCTCGGCACTATCAGCATGAATCTTATCGGCTTTCGTAATGCCTAATTCATTCATACGTTTACAAATATCGGGATTAGTCAAGCCGTAATCGTAAATCAACTGCTTGACGTAAATATCACCCTGTGAATATCGAATGTGAACTAATGCAGTCGGATCGTTTGTGAATCCAAAGTCAAGCCCGTAACATTCTATCTTAAAATCTTCGGGCATCGAATCGGCACTTCTCCAATTATCGTAAACCTTTCCACGCTTACCACCTCCCCACAATCCAAATACATCTGACTTAGCCGCTTCAGGGTCTGATTCAATCATTCGTTCTAAAACACGAATGTAGTCAGGGTGAAGGTTCTTAATATTGTCCTTGTAGGTAGTATGAATTATTTCGGTGTCATCTCGTTTCTTATCGTGAAACTCAGACTTCAACCAGCTATCTTCATTGTCGGTATTATAGCTGAATAGTATTTCAAGTGAAGCACCTTTAAGTGAACGAAGCGACTTATCCAACTTATCGAAGTCATCCTTTCCAACCTCATCAGCTTCTTCAATCCATACCCAAGTCGCTTCAGTAATGGATTTCATCTTTGCAGTTGAACTACCCGAAGCCGCCCTGAATCCCTTTGCAAATATTTGATTTCCGGTTCGCTTATGGGTAATCGACATCGTATGTTCAAGGATATGAAAGTCATCTTCTAATCCTTTATCTTCAATAATATCAACTATTTGCTGAAACTGACTGCCTCGAATGTCGGCAAAGTTTTGACGGGCTATAATTCCCCTGAAATAAGCTGGTTCGTACATTCGGATAATTGCCGTTTGTCCAATGACATACGACCTTCCAGCACCACGCCCACCGCAAAGATGTTTATACCTAGCTTTCGATGTGAATAGCTTTAGGTACGCCCGATTAACTATTAAGTCCTGCTTCATCCATTCCCTCGAATTTAACTCCGAGTGGTGCGCCGTCTTTTCCGGTTAACTCCTGCTTGCTAGTATCGCTCCAATCTTCTTTGAATCGGTTCTTCATGTTGAAGATGTACATTGCAGGGTTGATTTTTTTAGTAGTCTTTATTCCTGTTTCTGCATCAAACTCAGTAGTTTCATACAGTCCGGTTATGCCTTGTTGCTCCCAAAACATACGGCACTTTTCAGTAGCTATTTTTTTAGCGTCTAAAAACTCAGGGAATAAATCAAGCCAATTATAAACCGTAGCCCTACATACACCAAGTAAACCAGCAAATGATTCAAAAGAAAAACCTTTGCCCATGTGTTCAATTAGCATCTCGCAATATTCAGGTCTATAATCAGTCGGTCTACCTCCAGCCATAACTTTATTTTTTCAATGTGTACGAAGTTATGGTAATAATTGTTTAGCAACCCATTTGCTACCCGAATTAACATCAATCTTTTCAAAGTCTTCAACTTTTGCAGAATGAGTTCTTTCAATAGTTCCAGCTTCATTTTCTTTAAAATGAACTTCAAATGATGTATTACCTAGCAATTGAATTTCTGATTTAGAAAATGAAAGGTCAACTTTTTTGAATTTATTCTTGCTCATCTCAGTTCTCTTTAATACACCGTTGCACGACTTCAATTTGAGGGAATAGTTCAAGATGGACTTGATAGTAAGTGTCTTTCGGCGTAAGTGGAAAACAAACTCTTTCAGTAGTCATTGATACTCTTTGTTCAAGTTTATCCTGTTCGCTATCGATTAAATTCTCGTAGTCAACACCAACGCTTTGAAGTGCCAAACAAGTTATCGCTGTATTTATCCATGATGAATCGAGTACGCCCCAATCAATCATTTTCTGTTTAACCTGCATTTCACTTATCCGAATATTTTTGATTATTACTCGGCTATCGGTTAGCATCATTCTTCTTCGATTGAATGGTCAAACGGTTTAGTTAGCTGATTGATTGCATCGGGTGAATCTCTCCAGTTACCTATCTCAAATTCGTTTTCCGTTTGATATCCAAAGTAAAGAATATTAATCGGGTTTTCTTCTTCAGACCGTAACAATGTACAATTCTCGTTAATCCATTCGGCGCATTGTTCTTTCGATTCAAACTTCAATAGATACTTACGCTCAATTATTTCCTGAATGCGAGTTTCAACAAATTCAGCATATCGGGTATCAATGGTTTGAAGTATCTGCTTTACGTCCTTTGATTCACTTAACGCGCCTTTGATTAGGTCATTTCCGAATATCTCGGTAGTCATGTGAATCATTGCGTTACGCTTGGCTTTTTTATTCATGCCCCTACGCTTAACGCTTATCGAACTTGCTGGATTAAGTTTTCTAATTCCCATGAAGCAAATGTAACAAATTTTTTAATTCAAAACGGAAAGAAACTCATCTTCCGATCTAACAATTACATACTCATGTCCTAATTCACGGCAAACCTTTTCAAACTCTTTTTGCTCGTTTGACTGTTTACCTATCTCAGTTTTCCATTCAATCCATAATACTTTTCCTTCCGGTTTCAAGTAACACATATCAGCAACACCAGCTACTACACCCATCGATTTATTCATTGCTCCCTTAATTCCGTTTTGAGAGTTGTTATTAATGGCAAATACTCTATATCTCAAGTCTGGTCTAGTGTTCCAAAGATTTACAAACGCTTTAGATTGCATTTGTATCTCAGAAAGGTTGCAGGCTTGTTTTGAGGTTGCAGGCTTGGAAAAATTATTTGTCTTCATATAGTGTTCAGAATTAGTAAGTTAAGTGTAAAAGGTTGCAGGTTGCAGGCTAAAAGTGAAAAAACGAGTTAGGGGCTGGGTATAATGTAATGTGTGTGCGTATATGTGTGTGTGCGTGTAATTAATGTCAAACACTTTATTACTGTTTTTTTATTAGAGCCTGCAACCTTCTTCTGTATTGCTTGGTATTAGTGGAGTTGAGAGGTTGCAGGCTATTGATACACAGCCTGCAACCTACCTGCAACCTGCAACCCGTTAAAATGCAGCCCCAAATCCTTTACGAACCAAGTAAACAGTAATAACAGCACCATCTTTCTTGATTCTTTTGCTTGGGTAGTTTAGTTTCTTGAGAATTATTCCGACCTTCTGATTTGATAGTGTGTGAATTTTTGAATCAGCTATCAAGTATTGAATTATTGCAGTTATACTCATCCATTCTCCATTCATTTCGCTTCCTGCTGAAATCCTATCGTAAATAAGTTCTTCTTCGATTGATGACTGTTTGAATGCTTCTGTATTGTCGTTTAGCTGACTTATTTCATGCTTGAGAATAGAATAATCAAAACCAGCCATATAAAGAGAATATACCTCATGCCATAGTTCAGTTTTATTGCATTGATTGTATAAGTCGTGATTGATACCATTTATGTGAATTGGAATAATGCGCCTGTTCCCCGTAGGGTCGTTTAATATTTGCGTTTCATTGCTTGTACCACAAAATACACTTAAACGTCTTAAATCTACTGAAACACGTCCGTATGGTTCTCTTACGTTTATCCATGCCTTAGAAGTAATTTCCTTTAATCGCTTTTCTTCTCGTTTCGATTTTCCGCCGTATTCATCATCGAGAATTATAAGCTTCTTAGTCATTAGGATTTCATCATCCTTTCCTGCATCCATTTTTGATTCGGCAAATAGCGGTTGAAGTTGTTGAGGTAAAAGATATCTAAACCAATGTGTCTTTCCAGTACCTTGTACTTCACCACAAAATACGAGTACCAAAGGCGAGTGTTTTCCAAATGCTGAGGCTACAACTGAAACAAGCCATTTAGTAACCCAAGTATCATAGTTTTCGGTATCAGTTTGGATTGAGTTAAGTAGTAGCGCAAGGTTAGGTAGTAGCTCATCCGGTGGTAAAATTTCACGCTGAGTAAAAAAGTCAACCGCTGGATTGTATGAATCAATTCGGTTGCTGAATAGTATTGAGCAAACCAAGTCCTTTGAAGCATCTTTAAATGCAACCTTTGAATCGAGATAAAGAGAATTGATATCGCTGTCATCTATCGGCTTTCCGTTTAGTTCTACATTTCTTGAAAGCAGGTTCTTTCGAATTTTGTACGGACGAAGAAAAGCAACAATGTCATCAACAATGTTTTCAGACTTGTGCTTGATATCCTTTTCGAGTACCTGCTTTATTATTTCTTCACTATCAGATTCATCAATTCCGGCAAACTCTTTTAGTGTTTTTTTGATTTGATCCGGTTTAACTCCAGCCGCCTTTTGTGATGCAGCGGAACGAATTATTTCTTTTGTCTGAGCAGAATAAGTTTCAATTCCGTTAATCTTTGCTAAATGGTAAATCGTTCCAAGTGTAGCAACCTTAGTTTTATTCTCTGAAGCATTTTTTAGGCAGGAATCGAACTGCTTATCTGTATCTGATTCGTTATACTTAGATGAAATTGAACTTAGCGTGTGGAAATATTCACGTCCATTCTCACCAAACTGACTAATTATCGAATAGGCAATAGTAACCCAATCAGAATAATCTTCACAAAGGTTAATTGAGCGGTCGTAGAACTGCTTTATTATCAAATCAAAATCAGACTTAACAAAAACTGTTCTTTGAATCTTCTTAGGCTTTGGTTTAGGCAAATACTTTTTGAATGTAATTGCCTTTTCGTTTATGTGGATAAACGGATCAAATGAAACAAACCTAGCACGGCTAACATTCTTTCCTGACTGGTCAACTATAATTTGGTATGTTTCATAAAGATACGCAGCGATTGACTCAAAGGCATCGGCGTGTCTAGTTCCATCAATCTTGAATAAACAGCATAAGCCATTACCTGAAATAGAAACGAAAGCAGCGAAGATATAAGCGTCATGCGAAAGTATCTCTTTAGTAGTATTGGCATTTTCAATATTATCAATATCAATAGCGATAAAACCGGAATGCTTTCTAATTGCAGCATCCTTTCTTTCTTGAAAACTACCTGAAATAGTTACTAATGGGCATTTCTGTTTTTCGGCGGCTCTCTCTTTTTTGTCGTGAATGGTACGAACTTTTAATACTTGGTCTTGCCATGCGCCGGACTTAATACCATTTAGAAATGAATCTAGCGCAACGTCTTGGTCATTGCTATCATGTACATTTTTGTATGCTGAGATTAAGACTTTTTCCATTGTGTGAAATATTTTTTAAGTTCTTCTGTGAGTGTTTCTTCAATCCTTTCGCCATACCAAGCTGAATCCCATTTCTTTTTTTGTTCCTTACACCAGAGCCTTCCAAGTTCGATATTTTTCTCTTTGATAATCTCGAAAGTTTCTTGGTTTAATACTTTAATCGATTGAGCCGCCTGTTTAGCCAACTCTTTCGAGATAAGAAAAAACGAATAAAACACTTTGTACTGCTCGTTTTTCTCAATCAATCGTTTAACATCAATCGAATCGGACATAAGAATAAACTCCGAAATCTGTTCTTCAGATATTTGCCTTTCAGGAAATGGTGTTTCACAATATGGGCAAACCATAACGCGAGTATGTACCATCGCATCACATTCTTTGCAGGACTTTAACGGTGCAACTCCATTGCCTTTTTTTGGTGGATGGTGAAATATTCCGTTCCAGTCGCGTTTCATTGACCATTGACCGTGAGTAATACAATTACCTCCTAAATCAATTATTGTAAAAGCCTGTTTAATGTAGTGATATCTAGCACCACGCCCACACATCTGAAGCCATAGCGGCATGGATGCAGTAGCTTTGTTTACTATTACCGTTTCAATATCGGGCTGGTCAAATCCCGTAGTTGCAATACCCACGTTACAAAGTATAGCGTCGGGCGTAGCATCGAACCATTCTAAAATCTTTTCGCGGTCTTTCGATGTAGCGTCAAGATGTTTGCAGTTGAATCCAGCCGATAAAAATGCTTGACATACTAAAATCGAATGTTCGACATTACAGTTAAAGATAATCGTTTTACGATTGAGTGAATACTTTTTATAAGCGTTAACGGTAACCTCAACGTATTTAGGATTGCTAAATTCAGAAGCCATTTGTTTTTCATCAAACTCACCTAGCTTCATTTTTAACTTTGCCCTATCAACTGTTTCCTTTGCCCCGTATGTAATTTCATTGCAAAGAAATCCTTTGTCAATTAGTTCTGGAATATCAACACCACAAACAATAGAGTTGAAGTAGTTTCTTAATGGGTTTGTTTTCTTGGCTGCAAGTGGTGTAGCTGTGAAGCCGATAATAAACTGAGTATCGAAGTAGTCAATAACCTTAGTGAAATTCCCTAAATGACATTCATCTATGATAACCATTCCAATGTTCTTGAACTGATCCAAACGTTTATAAGCCGTTTCAATCATTGCCACATAAACTGGAGCGGGTGGTATGTGCTTCATTCCGGCTATTACCGATTGAGCATAAATACCATTTGCTTTTAGAATTGATGTTGAGGCTTGTCTTAATAGTTCCTTTCGATGGACAAGGATAAGAACCGACTTGCCTGACTTTTTAATATACCTATCACAAATTGCAGAAAAGCAAACTGTTTTACCTCCTCCAGTAGCGAGTTGAGCAACAATTTTTCGATGGGTAACAAGTGAGAATGAAAGGCTGTGTACGAATTTTTCTTGGTAATCTCGTAGTTGCATAAAAAAATAATTCCGAACAGAGAAAGCCCGGCAGCCCTCCCTATTCGGAATTCAATAAGTTATTAATCCAAGTCGTATGCCGGTACAACTGAACTCCCCAAATATACAAAATTATCTCACACCGATTATGATTAGCATTGGAAAAGTTTTAAGTTAAACGAAGCAAAACTTCGCTTTAAGAATTGTTAGTGATGTGTTAGCGAAGGTATTTAGCGGGTATAAACAAGTTATGTGAGATGCTAAACGACATCGTGCGTCAAGTTGCATTCCACACATATAAACCAATCTTTTGTTCCATTTTCAAATTTACCGAGCCAATAACCTTTCTCAACGGATTTACGTTTTTTACACCAATCACATTTTCGAGTTTTAGGAATCACCTCACATAACACATTATTTGCGTCAGTGGGGTTTTCGTGCTTTTTTGAATCTGTTTGCATATTTTAAACTTTTGTGCTGTTAATAATCTTTTGTGGTGTAACGCCCCACCGAACGCAAATAATCGGAACGTTAGTTGCAATGTTTAGCAACCAACTCCGAAAGTACATCTCCGTGACAAGATTGTGGATGACACCAACAACCAAGCACCTTATCTTTCAATTCGTGTAAATCACTCATCAAATGTTTACCTTCTCCGTTGGTAATCCATTCACGATATGCTTCAACTGCTTCATCTCTGCTACATACAATATGTTTTGCAAGTGTTTTACCGTCTTTTATGTGTGTGAATGGATTACCCCATTTGCTTGGTCTTCCAATATAAACAGCATAAGGTGCTTTCTTGCAATGAACAACACTGCAACTAACAGCAGGTTTATTCAATGCGGAGTTTTCGTTGTTGTTGTTCATTTTTGCTTCTATTTAAGTTATTACTAATTTGAATATTTGTGCTTCTAAGTCCGCACTAAATAAACCTGCGAACCGTTAGCCGCAATACGCAGACACCCTGCTAACGGAAATTTCAAAATACTTTTCATCTTTCTCTATTCCGATAAATCTTCTGTTTGTATTACGACAAGCCACACCAGTTGAGCCGCTCCCCATTGTTAAATCAACTACTAAATTACCTTCGTTACTGAAAGTCTTTATTAAATCTTCGAGCAATAAAATAGGCTTTTGTGTCGGGTGGTATCCGTTGTAATCCTTTTTGTATTTTAGTATGTTGCTTTTATATTTGTTGCCTTCCCAAAGGTTAAAAACACTGGGGTATTGTCCATTGTGCTTTTGTAAATATTGCAATCTTTCTATATTTCTTTCATTCCTAAATTCTTCGTGTATTAGTTTTATTTCATTGTATTCTTTAATAAAAAAACCAGTGCTTTGCAGTAACGTGTATTTTTCTTTTGTTGGCAGTCTAAATTGATTTCCATTTGTGAAATAATGTGAAGCACTACAACCAACTAAATCAATTATCTCTTTTATCGTTTTACCACTTTTTAAAAGTTCAGTATTAAAATACTCTCTTAATGGGTGCGTCTTTGAATAATCACTTTTTTCAATTATTCCTGAGAACTTACTAAACATCAAAATATCCTCATAAAATCCAACCATATTTTTATTTGCGCCCAATGCAACCGCAAAATTATCTTTCTCCCAAATTGCGCGGTAATTAAAAGGCAGGTTGGGTATAGCTTCATTTATTAATTGAGTTGTATATGGTTCTTGGCTAAATAAAATCATTTTGCCGTTTTTTCTTAAAATACGGTTTGCAATTTCATAAACCTTTTTAGGCTCAATAACAAAATCCCACCCATTTATACCAAGTTTACGCCCTCCGTCTGTATTCATATTACCATAAGGTAAATCTGTAAGTATTAAATCAACACTTCCACTTTCAATGTTTTGACTTTCTACAAGACAATCACCCTGATAGAATGTACTGCGGCTAACACTGCATTGCTGCAATGCTGGCTGAAGTGCATCACTCATCTTTTCGTTTTCAAATAAACTTTTCTGCATGTTCTCAACTTTTGTTTTTCAAATTCCAGCACTGACAGCAATGCTTCAACGTTAGCAGAAATGGCTACTGACCGTCTCCGTAAATGACAACTTCGCCATCTTCGGGATATTCGGGGTCAATTCCTTTTTTAGCTAACCCCAAAGCAATTAAAGGTTCGTCTGCATCCATTTGATAATTACTGAAATCATAATCACCTGTTTCTGCAAATATTTCTTTTGCAATTGCTTTGTGTTCGTCTGTTGGATTTTTTGCAAGTAATTCAAAGATTTTACCGAATAATCTTGCTGATGTTCTGTCTGCCATTTTTTTACGTTTTTAAATTAACACCCTTGTAAATTAACCGCCACTTCTGCTAACAAGGGTTTGTAGCAATAGGGGCAGAAGTGCAAGTTTTGAGCTGTGTACTTCTAATCAGCTTTTGTGGTGCATTGAACAGTAGTGCTATAAATCCCCTACTGCTACAAGCCCTAAAACGTTATGTGCCATAAGACACCAACAGCCATCCAATCCAAATGTGATTATGATAGCCGTCATAATAATGGTTGTCGTCATTGTGGACTATTTCAAACTTGAATTTTCTTTTAAGGTAAATATCCAAATAACATAATCTCCACCTGAAAATTTTACCAGCTATAAAGTGATTAAATCCGCCATACTTTTTTAGACGGCTATCAAATACACTTATTCCATATTTAAATAATTTCATCGTTCTAAAACTTACGGCACATAACAAGGGTTTTGCGTAATAGCCCTATCAAGTGTCGTGGTTAATTTTAAGTTTCTACTAAGGGCTACTACGCAAAGCCCCGATACGTTACCAGCAATATATTTAAAATTGCCAGCGCACAGTTTACGGTTTCTTCATTCTCCAAGTATGCCCACCATAGCCGCTAAATGTCAGCCATCCTTCTTCTCCGGCTGTTATACATCCGTGTGCTACATCAAATCCGCATGAAAAAGTTTCCCCTTCCACGCTAAAAAATGCTGATGTTTCTCCATTTGGCTTTAGCGTTATGCCAGTAATTTTTGTCTGCATTGGCTCTGCCCCCATTAGCCTGTCCATAGCATCTCCGCTATCGTCAAGTATTCCGCCAATAAATTCCTTTTCCTTTTCTACAAATTGTCCCCACATAGGGTAAACTTTTCCATTTACTTCCATTGTAATTTTAGTTTTAATGCCTCCCTAAATTTTAAATATACTGCTGGTAACATGGGCTTGGCAAAATGCCACCAATCAGCTTTGTGCCTTGAATTTTATTGGGTGCTTGGTGGCACTATCGCCAAGCCCCGTCCGTTACCTGCAAGCTGGCTGGACAGACCGCCAACCAATTACAGTTCCAATATTTGACGTTAATCCTTCACAAGCAACCATCCAACCGCCATCCCAATACGGCTCACACGGCACGACATCACTTGTCCATTTACCAACTTTATTAGGATTTTGAACAACCTTAAACGGATACCAAGTTGGGTAAGCGTGTGCCGTGTTTCCTTCGGCATCTATCACCTGAACCAACTCGTCAGGTGGAATAGCATCCAACGAAAGCCAGCCAGCAGGTAACATCGGTTTTGCAATAGCAGGGCTGACGTTCAAGCCATCAACATTTTGTTCTTTATTCATTTTTTGTAAGTTTATCAAGTTAAGTAATTCTAAGCCCTGCCATCGCAAAGCCGTTTACCGTTATAACCAATGCCTCTGACGTGCTTTCCTATCAGCAGACTTTTGGTTTAAAGCAAACAGACTATTTTCACCGTAAAAAAACTCGGTTAATCCTTGCGCCTTATATCTTTCAATTTCTGCTTTGGCTAATCGTGCTTTACGCTCTTCTTCTGTCTCTTTAGGTTCAATGTATCTTTCTCGGTTGCTACCACCTAAATCTCTACTCATAGCCATAGCAGCCAAAGCATACATTCCTAACATTGATTTCATTTTACTCATTTTTTACTATTTTATCGTTAAACAATGGCACTGGTTATAACAGCAGCTTAGCGTCAGTTTTTGGCTATTAGCATTGTGGTAAACTTGAAACATTCGGTAAGCCAAAAACCGAACGCCAATCTGCAAACCGTTATGCGTCACCTTGCAGACGCTCCAAAACATAATCCTTTACTATTTTTTTAATCGGTTCGACAAATTCGACACGAACACGAAAGGAAATAGTTTTCGTTTCATAGTCGGCTTTTTTGCGACCAGAACCAATACGCTTCCCGCCTTGTATTTTCTTTTTCTTCATTATCTTATTTTGTAAAAAAATGGCTGTCTTTCCAGCCTGTCAACCCTGTACGAATACTGTGGGATTTTTATCTTTAGCTACTAACTTTTTTTGTTAGTAGCTTTTATCATTCTTACAACCATTTTTTCTAATTGGTCAATCACTTTTACTGGAATGTTTGAACCGTTTTTTGCTGTCCATTGCAAAGGAGCAGATAAACCGTTTAAAATTGCAATTCTTTGACCTTTATAAAATACATCAGTAAAACCGTTGTACATTGAAGGAACATTTTTGAAACTGAAAGTGTTGTTGTCACTTATTAATTCTGGGTTAATTGCTAAATTTGTCATTTTGTTTATTTTTTATTTGTGATTAATTATGATGCAAATATACAACCCATTATTGATTTATGCAAACATTTTTCAAAGTATTTTTGATTTATTTTAAAATAGTTTTCTAACTCATTGAAAATCAACACTAAAAAATAAGGCGAACGCATAACATTGCATTGGCAAAAAAGGGGCTTGACGTTGTAAATTCAACTTTTGTACTACTATGAAACTTTGGTGCAAGGGTTGAACATTTGTGTTCTAAATGCCCCTTCTTCGCCAATGCTTTGCCGTTATGCGTAATGTTAAAACACCACCCTGCTAACAGACACATCGTAATATTTTTTCTCTTTTTCAATTCCTATGTATTGACGATTTAACTCTTTACAAGCCAATCCAGTTGTATTGCTACCCATACAATTATCTAAAACAATGTCGTTTTCATTTGAGTAAGTAGAAACTAAAAATTTTACCAATTCCAAAGGTTTTTGTGTTGGGTGTAATCCATTTTCTCTATTATACCTCAATATACTTTTTGGATAACCTGTTTTGTCTTGTATGTACGTTTCCCTTTTACTTTCACTTGATAAATGTCCAAGTGCTCCTGCTTTACCTTTGTTTGATAAAATCAATTCAGTGTCATCAAGTTCAAGGTTATATGTAATATTTTTTACGGTTGAAAGTATTTCGTTATACTTATTTTCAATTCCGAATAAATCACATATTTTAGTCCATTGTTGTTCAGTTGGTAATTGCGAACCATTCATTTTATTTGTAACCCAACCTGTCATTCCACCTGTTATTGAAAGTTCTAATTTAGAAACATCAATTTGTTTCAAGTTAAGTCGTTTCATATTTTCAAGCATAATATCAGCAAACTCCATATTCGGTGTTTCATTATAAAATACTGATATGGTTTCGTGTATTTTTAATGGTTGGTAATTTACTAATTGAAAGTTCCCAGCATTATTCTTTTCCCAAATCCAATCATATTTATACCAATCTAAATTAGATGTTCGCAATAAAGATGAAAATGGTTCTGAACCAAATAAAACAATTACACCCTTATCTTTAATAATTCGCTTATATTGCTCCCAAAGTTTGTCAAATGGTATAATTATATCCCAAACACAAGCAGTCGTTCCATAAGGTAAATCACAGCAAATAAAATCAATACTTTTATCAGGTATCAATTTCATTTGTTCTATTGTATCTCCGTATCTTAAATCTATTGTCATAATTTTATTTTAATATTTTGCCACCGCACAAAAAGAAAAGAAAAAGGTTCAGTTCTCCGATTGAGCATTTGTGGTTTAAATCCGTACTACTGCTAACAGCGTATATAAGAAATGGCACAGAAACATTTGTGCTAAATATCAACATTCTACAAGTGCCACTTCTCATATACGCAAAACGTTAGTGGCAATGCTGACCGAACACCCGACCAACTGCTAACTCATAATATTTTACCTCTTTTTCAATTCCGATAAAAGAACGGTTCAACTCTTTTGCTGCAAGTGGACAAGTTCCACTACCCATTACATTGTCTAATACAATTTCGCCAGTATCAGAATAAGTCGCAACCAAATATTTTAATAATTCTATCGGTTTTTGAGTTGGATGTATTTGATTTTCACATTCAGCAGTTCTGAAATATTGAACACTTCTTGGGTATCTTTTACCATCTAAACTTTTTACTTCTACTCTTTCCTTTCTGCCACCAGTCAAAACATTATTTGAATTACTCACTTTGCCCTTATTGTATGGTTCAGCCTGTGTAAATTGTGGATTATAAACCATATTCTTTTTAGCAAAGTTTTGAGCCGAAGGATATTTTGAAAATACCAAAATATTTTCGTGTGCCTTTAATGGTTGGTATTTGCAATGAACATAGTTTGATGTTTTGCTTTTTTCCCAAATCCACTCATACTTAAATAGTTTAGGGTTACTCATAATCAAAGCACTTGAAAAAGGTTGCGACCCAAATAAAACTATTGCTCCATCGTCTTTTATAATTCGTTCATATTGCTCCCATAATGGCTCAAATGGTATTATACTGTCCCACTTGCAACCAGTAGTTCCATAAGGTAAATCAGCCAAAATTAACTGTACCGATTTATCGGGTATTAAAGGCATAATATCTAAGCAATCGCCTTGAAATAAAGCACTACCGCTGACATCGGCTATATGCAATAGCGGGGTTTGTGCATTCTTTAACATTTGTTCTATTATCATCATTCGCTCTATATTTAAAGTTTAGTGTTTCAAATCCGCTACTGCACATAGCCGTAGCCGTTGGGCGCAATTATTCGGACAGCTTAAAACCCATACATTCCAATATAAATTCTGACTTCATAAATAGTTCATCGTCTAAACTATCACCCTCTTTTAAAATTGACACTATTAACCCAAGT